TTATAAACTTTTAGCTCATTAGCCGTCGTATCAAAATACAAATCCCCAACATCTAATGATGCTGTCGGTGCAGAAGATGCAATCCTATATCGTTCACCAAAACTATTTACACCAGATAGATTTGATGCAACTGTATTTACATTCGCTATCGCACCACCTACATTGTTTACATTTGTAACTGCACCAGCAACTGCTGTAATGTTTGAGTTAGCACTAGCTACTGTGCTTATATTTGAATTTGCAGTAGCAACTGTGTTTATATTAGAAATAGCTCCAGCAACTGTATTTATATTTGTAAGACCACCAGCAGTTGTGTTTACATTTGCTATAGATCCAGCAACGAGCGACACGTTACTATCTTTAACAGTAATTGTGTTACCCATAGCATTTCCGTGAACGTAGCAGTAATATCGCAACCCGGTGCTAGGCGCAGTTGATGCCACCTCAATCTGAACTTTACGATCGCCGGAACTACGACCAGCGTTAAAGGTTGTTACGTTAACAAAGTTAGATTGCGTTGCTGACGATCCATTAAGAAAGTACGTAACCCCAGTTTCATATGCTGAACTACCATTCTTAAATACTAATGGATGTCCATCAACAGAACTATCATTCAAATTGAATATATACGTATTTCCTCTAAACATTTCGATTGCTGGATAATTAACACCATCGAGCAGAAATACATTTACTCCACCAACATTTGCTACTGTGACTGTGTATGTTTTTTCTAGTGAGTTCGCCAAGGACGTTACATCACTGGATATATTTGCAATTGTGGTAATATCTGATGATATTGGACCGAGTGATCCTATGTTAGACGCTTGACCTGATACATTTGACAGATGCGTTGCGTTTACTCCAGCAACAGTCGTCACGTCACTAGATATGCCAGCTACTGTTGTAATATGACCTTGCTCTGTGCTTGTTGGTTTTACATCTACCCAAGCAGATCCGTTATATACTTTGACACCACTAGATGTATTGAAGTACAAATCACCAGCGTCTAAGTTTGATGTCGGATCAGAACTCGCAGCCCCGTGGTATTGATTAGTAAATGTAGTTAATGTGTTAGCGGCAGATGTTGCTGAGTTTGCACTTGCCGTTGCCGAATTTGCTGCTGCCGTTGCACTTGTTGCGGCTGCGTTCTGACTTGTCGTTGCTGATGCTGCATCCACTATAAGAGTATACTTTGCACTGTTTGCATTTGTTGTGAGTGGTTGTGCACCAGAGCTTGTGTGCGCTTCATTTACTATAAATATATTATTAGTGCTTGTATCTTTAACCAAATCCCGGACAGCGTAAGCAGTACTTGTTGCCCAATTACCAGTAAATGTACCGAGCTCTTGCGTAATAGATAAATTACCAGAACTGTCGAAAGCAAATATCTTGTCAGCTCTATCTGTTGCCGATAACGTAAATGTTGACCCAGTAAGCGTATTACCAACTGACGCTTTGATAGATCTGTCTATCTGTTCTTGTAGTTGTTGTGTTATGAATGTTAATCTATCTAATGCGTTTTCATGGTCTGTACTGCTAAACGGATCATTCTCAATATAATCAGTGCCTTGAGTAAGCGTAAGTTTTCTGTTGATGATGACAGTAGTACCGTTAGCTGGTCTGTGATCTGTTGAACCGTCGTAGTGTGCGTCCCCACTATTGCCTGTATTGAATTTAAATAGAATATTACCACCACTGTCATTACCAGCATTTGTGACAATGTAATTGGTATTCAACGTTTGTACGGTTTCAGTACCCGCACTTGTTCGGACAATGACTTCTAAGTCGGCATCAGCAAATATCTTAAACGAGTAAGCAAATTGGTGTGTTGACCCATTAGCCGAAAAGCTGACCTTTGTTGTACTACTAGATACCGTCATCTCATGTTCCTCTTAAATGATTTCATTTCTGCTTTCTGCTCATCGTCATGCTTGTCTAGCTTGCGCTTGTACTTTCTACCGATTGAAGATCTTTTCAAAAATTCTTTCAGACCTTTGCGCCTGGCTTGCAGAACCTCTAAATCAAACATTGTTTCTATTTCTTGATACGCTAATTGACTACCTGTCTCTAAATACAGGTCTTTAAGCTTGTTATATTTTCTTATGTTGTTTGGCTTTCGATACCACTTCTTTAGTTCCTTAGTGGTTTCTGCACCGATAATCATGTGATATTCGTTACGTTCTTCTAATGTCAGAGGGACATCTGCATTAATTTCCATTGGCATTTTGCTTGGGCCATACTCAACGGCTACAAACAATTCGTCCATCTTATATGTAAACTCAACGTTTTTCTCACCGACCAACATCTTGTTAGGGCCACGATGACTAGAGTAAATAGGGCTAATCATATCAGGACCATATGCACCAGATAAAAATATAGGTTGTCCCCATATGTTACGTCGTGGTGGCAAGTCCTTAGATAATCCCGGTATCTGTGCTCTGATAGTGTCTAGAAATGTACGCACATCGCGCACAATTGGATCACCTTTTATACCTAATGGCACACCAAATACATCGAGATCTGGGAAACCAATACCAGTCTTTTTATACTGTGAAGCAAAACGCGGTACTAAACTACGTTGGAAACTTTCTAGCGTCATGCCACCGTAACGCTCTGGATCTTGCAACATATCAATTAGATTACTAAATCCAGACATAAACGTCTTATCAGTCATTTGGTTGCTAACCGCTATGGCTACACCTAAAGATAACTTTTGCCATTCGTCAATTGAAGATATATCAGATGGCATACCTGTTTCGGCAACATCTGCCGCCAAACCTAAAATACTAGAAAACGGCTCAGCACCCGCATAGCTGTAGTATTTATCTCCTATTCGTATTGAATACGGTTGCCAATTCACTCTTCTTAACGAGTCTTTATACTCAAAATCTTCTGGCCCACCCCCGGTTATTCTTCCTTGTGCTGCATACATAGCAACTAATCCAGCCGTCATTGATCCCATGCTTAACTTAGCTACGGCACTATCGGCGGCAGCTCTCTGTCCAGAAGACGCATCATCACGGTATCCTGTGCGTATGGTGTTTCTCAAATCAGCACTAAACAAACCTAGTGGTGAGCGTTCTTTAAAAGCATATTTGAATGCGTTATAGGGCGTTTTGAAGAACGGTACGAAAAAGCGTAAGTACGGTAGCTCTCTTAAATTCTGTAAATTCTTACCCGCTTTATCAACGTGTGATTGTAAGGTCACATAACGCGCATGGTCATCAGCTAATTCGATTGCTTCTTTTGGTGGGTTGTAAACGTAGTTTGCTACAAACTCGCCAAAGTTCTCTCCTTGTAAATTTCTTGTTTTTGCTTCTCTAAATGCTTGTTGGTACAACGACATACGTTGCCCTATTACCTTAAAATAGGTGTCTTCGAACTCTAAAGCTCTTGTTGGTATACGTCCTAGTGTTGCAATGTTGCCAGCCGTGTTGATTGCTGTAGACGATATATTACTCACCGTGCCCATAGTGAGCATTGAACCTAGAGAGTCTACGGCATTGCCCATCGTACCAAGCTCAAACGCTTCGGCACTGAATGCTTTTTCGTGCCTTTTGCCTTGTGTGTACTCAATCTTAGAACCAAATATCGGAGTCTCACCTGTTCTGTATACCGTTGCTGCCGCTTTCCATGCTTCCCCAAACGCCATAAAAGCACCGAAAAGCTCTGCATTGGCTTCTCCAAACTGCACACCACCCTTTTGATTGAATACATTTCTACGTACTGAGCCCGCAACTGCCGCACCATATGTTTCCGGCACATGGGCAAAGGTTGTTAGAAAAGCACCAGATACGTTTTTTATATGTGTTATAGGCGAACTGAGAAGCATATTGATCCATGCTTCATAGAATGCATCAACTGATTTACCCATGAGCCCACGTCGACCCCTGGCTAACTGCGCCTTTTGTTCAGGTGTTTCTGCTTGTCTGTAGAGAGTAGCCATTATTTTCATGTCTTCTAGGCCACCGTATTGATCTAGCAACGCTGTTATATCTTTATTTATTATGTCTTTCTGTGCGGCGTTTGTTTGCTTTACTGGGATTTTAAACTGTCCTAGTGCCCTAGCAATCTCTGTCTGTGATCCTTTTATTTGCAGTTGTACCTGACTAACAAGCTCAAACTGTTGTCGAAAAGCTAATGCATCGCGTTCGTTACCTGTTTCTGCTTTTATAGCTAACTCGTCTAACTTACTGATTTCATTAACTAATAGCTCTCTTGACGCAAGCATGGTTTCTGCAAGACCCATGCCCTCAAACTCTATGACCTGTCCCCTCTTACGTCCTAATATATTATTTATAAGAACCTGTGGTGATGTGCCGACGATATCGGCAAGGTCTTGTAAGGTTTCGTTAGTAATCTCACCACGTTTCGCTTCGTTTATTTTACCTTTATGTGTCTGCGATATTGCTTCTATGTTGGTGAGGATAGACTGCTCGTTAGGTAATTTATCATCGCCTTGTGACCCGGTAACTCTAAAATCTGTAAGTAATCCTTTTTTTGGCTCTACTTGTACTTTTCTATTATCAAGAAACTCTTGTGCTTTGGCATCGCGTTCGTCTTTGTCTTTGCTTTGCCCAATCATAATCTCAGACGGATTGACGTCTTTTTCTTTGACTGTCCGTATGGTTGCGCCTTTTTCTTTCTCTTCTACTAGAGGACGCAAGAATGGAGGAATAAATATATCCTCTACATCCATCGCTTCACGTTGGCCAGATTGGAGCTCTTTTGTAAACTTACGACTAGAAAACAAGTCTTTGCCAAAAAACGTGTTGCCTATAAAGTTTCCTAGCTTGCCACCAAATCGACCAAGGTTCAAAGATGCAAGTTGTGTAGGTTCTTCTTGCCCAGGTTGTTCTTTCAGTGGTTCAGTCAAACCACCGCTGAGCAAAGACGTACCCGCCTTGCTTTCGTTATCCGTTAATGCCATGTGAATTCCAATAAAAAAGGCAGCACAAATGGCTGCCGATTGTATGTAATACTATTCTATTTTCGCTACATTGAAAACAAATTAATTTTGATTTTCTTCTCCAGCCATCTGTGCACCAAGTATTGCAGAGCCACCTAATGCCATGCCACCTAGTTCAAATAACGGCATACCACGTTTTACACTTTCGCGCATTTCGTCTGTAATTGGTATCTTGAGTAGCTTCTTATCTTTAGTTTTGGTAGGGTTCTGCACTATTCTGCCACCTTGTAAAACGTTTCCATACCTATCTTCCACACTATTTGCATCAGTTAGAAAACCAATATCTTCTGCATTTACAAGCTCTAGCTTTGCTTTCTTATCAAGTTGTTTCACTACCTCTTTACCAGCTCTGACCGCACCATCTTTATAACGTCGCTCAAAAGGACCACGCATACGCTCACCCCATCTGGCAATCTGATCCTCTGGGCCAGTCATAATTATATATTTATGATCCTCATTAACAGCTCTGCGTACAAGTTGTTTTATAGTGAATTCCATAAAGTCTTGGTCTTTTTCAACAAATGGACCTCTTGGCACTGCGTCAATTTTTGCCTTTCTTTTTTCTATAAACTTTTGATCAGCTGGATTACGAAACTCAGCCACAATATCCAAAGCACTCTGATTCCCAACCATCGCATTTTGGTAATCTTGATCATATATAGTATTAAACATATCTTTCATTAGATTATAGCGTTGCATATTATCCAGACCTGAAATAATGCTTCTTGCAAAATAGTTTGCTCTTGAGTCATCCATTGCGTTGGCAAAATCAAACACAGGCTCACCAAGTGTAAATTCGTCTGGAAGTGGGATACCTAACTCACGTAGTAGATTTACATCATTAACTTTATTAAATACTTTCATAACTGAGTTTTCTAAAACTTTTTGAAACTGTTGATCATAATGGTCTACATAACTACCAATTCTATCTTTCGTTTCTTCGTCGTACTTACCACTATGCAACTCTTCTAAGAAATCATCATACGTAGCGTTAGGATCAAAAAACTTACTATCTCGACCCGCAACTGCAAAGAAATTACTTGGTGCTTTAGCCATTTCATCGTTTATCCTATTGATGAAAGATCCAGAAAAGTCTACTCCAGAAATATTTTCAAACGCACGGATTACAGACAAGCTGCCTTCAAGATTTGGCCCTTTACCTTTTGGACCTCTATTAACTATGAACTCTCTAAAATTTTCTGCAAAGGTTTCAAGTAATTGCTTGGTGTCTTGTGTCAGTTTGTTATTTTCTGACATTATATTTCTTTGCTTTATATCTGTCTGCTCTCTAAGACTTGTTTGTGCTTTCTCTGCTTGTTCCCTAAGATCAATCATATTATTAGCTCTTGCTAGGTTTTCTGGCGCAATCATGTTGTTACGCCCTTTCTGACCCCAATCCGTTTGTGCTTCGTGTGCATACATAAACTTATCGCCAGCCGGATCTACCCTGTCATCAATACGTGCATGACCTATCTGATTGATTTGTCCGTGGTGCGAGTAGTTTGCGCGTCCCAAACTACCTACTAATTGTGTAACTCTTTTACGCGAGTCACTAGAATCCATTAAGCGTTGCCCAGAATAAATTTCTAGTTCTTTGGCATTACGCTTACGTAATTCATTTTCTTTGAAATACAACTCGTTATGCTTTGCGTTTATAGTTTCTGCTGTAAGGTTATTTTCCGTTAGCCATTGTTGTTGTTCGCTTGGTGGCAAACTGCTGTACTCCTCCACTTTTAACATAAAGTCTTGTAACTCTTTATGTGCTGCTTCTTGCTCTTTGACCATATCTATAAATTTATTCTTTACAAACTCAAGATCTGGATCACCTTTGTAATTTTCAATCTGAAACACAAGCTCTCGATAGTTTGATCCTCCCGGTAACTTGTAGCGTTCCCACTTTGCACTACCACCATATTCTGCTGTATCCTGACCTGTTGCCGCATCGGCATCTTGTGCAACCAATCGCTCTTCCTCCGGCAGTTCTGGTATATACCCATAGTCCCTGGCGTGTTCTGTCGCTTGCACACTTACTTCTTCTAGCGTTGCAATTTGTCCGTCTACAAACTCTCCTTGTGGACCAGTTAAAGAATAGCCGTTATCACGATTTCCATACACTTGATAGCCAAGTGCGTGTGTACCCATCATGCTTACATAATCGCCACCAATATATTCATTCATTGCTTGGTCATCAAAAAACTCGTCTATAAATGACGAGATATCAATATTTCTACCAGTTGAATCGGTATAGAACATTTCCCCTTCTCGTAAAGCTTTTCGTGCTGCATTAAAATCATTTATATTAGTTTGATCTATACGGTCATTGGGCGTAAGCATATCAAGGGTAAATTCAATGTTTCTATCCATCAAGTCAGTATTGTTGAAACCAGTATAATACGCTGCATCACGAAACCCTATTTTGTGTAGCAAATCCGCTACTTCTAAATCCATAAAGCGTGACATTCTTTCGTTTGGATCAGTTCTATAAACGTCTATGTAATCCTGTGCCGCCTGTTCCCAATTACTTCTGTCACGGTCTATTGCCAAATCCAAGTCTTCAAACACTACTGCGTCGGATCTATTAAGTTGCTCTGTTTCTGGAGGTTTTGTGAATTTTATTTCTTTAATATCTACATAGTTGTCTTTAATTGTCTGGATTAATTCCTCTTTCGTAATCTTTTTGTCGTTATTGAATTTATCTAAACCCAACCAATATAGTTCTTTTGGTTTGATGCTAAACTTGTTTTGTAGTTGTTGAATGAATTGAGCACCAGTACCTTTGTCCTGTTTAATGTTTTCAAGTGCTTCTTCTGCTTTAGAAAACATACCCACCCTATCAAGCTGTCGTTTAGACCCTCCAACGGCTTTGCCCATAGCTGCTAATCCTTTGTCGGCCATGTCCTCAAAGTCTGGGCCAGAACGTAACGTAACGCCTGTGTCTTTCTTACGTGCATCAATACGGAGTTGTGCCTTTTGTCCTTGATCGACCAACAAGTTTCTTAACGCTTTGACCGCATACGGACTATAGTTTTTGGCAGCCGTAGCTCCTACCCCTATTGCTCCAGTAAATGCAGCACCAGCACCCGCCGCAACACCCATACGACCAAAATCATATTCGCTCTGTGCGTCACCTTCTATAGCTATCGTTTGTCTAAGATAATCATCGGCTGCACCAAACAACGCACCTTCATACATAGCAACGGCATTTGGATGAAGAAGTTTTTTCAAGGTTTCTTTCATAGCACCTTTGCCAGCAGTGTTATAAAAGGTCTTGCCAAGCAATCCTACGCCAATAGTTCCCAATCCAGCATATGTTGTGGGATCGGTAGCCATACCTTTGAAGAAACGCTTTGTGCCGTTCCACGTAAACATCGGCAACTTACCATATGTTTCCATAAGATAGTTAAAAGCCATCGCTGTTTCCGGGTTTTGCTTATGATACTTTTTTAGTCTGTAGACGTCATAACCTAAGTCAGTAATGTTATAATTTACATTACCAATTGTCTCGATACCCCATTGTGCAAAATCTTCCATCGTTTGCGGACCTTGCTTGATCGTTGGACCATAGATCATATCGTTTACAGTAAAGGTTTCGTAATCTACCTTGTCGCTCTTATACATCTCATTATAAAGCATCTTACTAGCTGCAGCCCACGCCAAGCCTTGCTTTGATTTCATATCAACAAGAGTGGTTTCTTTGACTGTACCGTCTTGTTGCTTCTCTATCTTCGGCATAATATCTTTGCCTTGTGCGTTACCTTGATCAAACACATAGTCTAAATCTATAAGGTCAGCATCATACCCAACCGTCATCAATTGATCACGTTGCATATTTTTATACTCAATACGGTTGCGATTACCTGTTCTTAGCTCTCCAACACGTTGCAAGTAATCTTTTTGGTCATTGAATTCTTCCATTATTGACTCATTCTATCTAGTAGGTTTAAGCGGTTGAGATGCTCTACGTACAGTTTTAAGGTGCGTCGTTCTTCTGCTTTCATGTTGGGCGACAATCGTTCATCTAGTGTTATCATCTGATTTAACTGGGTCACTTCGCCAGGTGACAACGTATTTTTCTGACCCATCATTTCCGTTGCTCTTTGCATTATCGACGGTGCAAGTGCCAAGTTTGGGAAATCATCAGCAAACGCTAAATTGCTGTAGTACCCTTGTGCAAGGTAATTAGCTATTGCTTTTGGATCACCGTCTTTAGCTACTAGCTCATCAAATGTTGTGAGAGCGTCCATTGCAGCCAATCGCAAAATGGCATTCTCTTCGCTGTCCATATTTGATCCACGGATACCTAAAACTTGTTTCAGGTTATTTTTAGCCGTTGTTATTTCAATACTACGTGGTGTATTGCCTTTACGTCCGTTAATACGTGTCTTTAGTGCGCTCATTGTGCCAGTATCAAGCATCTCTGATGCTGCATCAATTTGCTCTCTTATCCCATCTAACTCTTTATCTGACCCGGCTAGATCTATCTTATTATTAAACTCTTGCACCAATACGGAGTTGGAGCTTTCTAGATCTCCTGTTTCTATTTTGTCTTTCAATACTTTGTAACGTTCGTACTTAAGGTTACCTTTACTGTATTGTGTTTCTATCTCTTCTAGTGTGGGTGGCGTGATTCCCTCTGCTCGATTGGCTTGCAGTTTGCTTTGATCTATACGCAACATAAAGTCATCAAACGTTTCTTCTTTTTTCTTAGTTGCCTTTGCATTCTCTAGAGCTATCTGTGCTTTCTCTTGCGTAACCATATCCGTAGTCTGAGCATCGCGTAACGCTATAGCGTCCTTAATTAACTGATCACGTTCCTCACCAAAAAGATCTGGATAGTTCGATGAATCTTGTAGGTTATCAATAATTGCTTGTGCGTGTAGTGGATTGCCGGATACTCTAGCCGCCGTCATATCTTGGCTAATCTCCATGTTTTGTATATCGCCTTTGGCGTCGAGCTCTGCCGTTACCTTTTCTGTTTGTGTGAGTAGACCAGCATTTGCCATTTTTTCGTATATGCTAGGTACTCTTGGTAAGGTATCACCAGTAAAAAATTCCTTTTGACCAGCTTCACGGCCAAACAATGCAACCTTTGCCGCTTCTCTCTCTGTTGCGTTACCTGTTGCTATTGTCTTTTTTAGCCTATAGATTTCAATATCTTTTTCCGCTTTGGCATTATCAATACGTCTTGTCCTGGCAGTCTTCAGTACAGATAACCGTTTTGCAAGAATGCTATTCTGTGCTTTCGCTATAAACTGTCGTTTGACTACTGGATCATTTATATTTAACGCAATGTTATTATAGAGATCTGTAGTACTTGCGTTCCAGTTAGACAGCATTGAATTAGGGTTTTGATCTTCCAGAGCTTTCATAGTTACGCCTTGCATCTGAAAGTCGAATGCGTTCTCTGCTTGGCTTAACTCTGTAGACCGTTGCACACGCGTTTCTGCTTCTAGAAACTTTAGACTTGTGCCTTGTAACTGCGAGAATAAATCAGTTTGCGCTGCAAGACCCCTAGATATGTTGGTAGGACTTGCCGCAACGCTGAATGTTCCCGCACCTGTTTTCGGTGTCTGCTGTGATTGTGCTTGGTATGTAGGGACTTTCATTAGTAACCTTTAAAGATTGAATACATAGATGACCCACCAGACAACAAGGACTGCCCAGCTTTCATCATGCCCGCCGTTCGTGATTGATCGGCATAGATTCTATTGAGTTCTGCACTCATACGTTGTTGGACACCCTCTTCTTCGAGCTCTTGCTTTCCAACTTTTGCATTGAAATCACGTATTGCTATTTCGTCATCAGCTTCTGACGCATTCGCCAAGGCTACTAGTAACGGTGTGCCACCCTCTGCAACCCATCCATTATAGCGAAACCCTTGCGTTGTTGCCGCTTCCAGTCTTTCGAAATCCTCTTTGAACTTTTCTATTTTTAGTTTTTCAGTGTGATACAACTGCTCACTTGCAGCGTCGGCAGCTAGGGCATTACGTTCGTTGATTTGTGAGTTGTATTCAAACGCTGCAGCTTCTGCGTTACCCTGTGATACGGCACTCATTGCCGTTGCCGCAGTCGATGCTACACTTAAAGCTATCTTAATTGGGTCCATTTCTCACCATCGCGTATCTATAATAATCACTTTTGTCTGGGCCAAACTTCCTCATAAGACCCTCGTTTTCGAAACCTAAGAACTCAACAAGACGAATTCCTTTGTGGAAATCACTTTGCACTGCCGCTTGTATACGTTCCCATTTCGGATAGTCATCTGATACTTTATTAAATATTTTCAATATCTTACGAGCCATCTTTAATGCACTGAAATTATTGTTTGTCAGTACGATAACCCATGCTTCTGCCAGGTGTGGGTATAGCTCTATAAAACCACCCATGCCTAAGATCGTATTATTGCTGTACGCAGTAAACGCTATTGAGCCACCACCGTTCCTTGCCGTGAAATCTAAGAACGCATTTTGATCTTGCAACGTGCCGTAGCTTGCTCCTTGATATAATGCTTCGCCTAGATGATCTGGATGAAACGGTACTATATACATTATTCATCAAACGTCGTTAATCGAGGATAGAGAGCTAGAACAGTCAACGGCAATGCCTGGGCTTGAGATACAACCACATGACCATCTGTTTCATAACCACCATCAAACTCAACATCTTTATCCCCGGTAAACATACTGACCGGGTTATCCATAGAGCTTGCTGATGTTCTAAATGGTATGAGGTCTGTCTGCGATTCACTGCTACCCACACGCAACCCTAAACTTCTATACACACGAACTGTAACATCATTGACACGTTTTATCTTACCTTGCGATGTACCTTGTGCGCCTCCAGCGTCTATTCGCATCGTCTGTAATACACTATTATACGACAGTCCTATATGCGCTTTTGTTACAGCTCTGTCTAATGTTATAGACCCACTGTTAACGGTCTTGTCTGTGTGTGTTGCACCATTGCCTAATATCTTAACTGTCTGACCCTCTAAATGATTCAAGCCAGAGATAGTTGTCGCTGCACTGCCGCTATACGTTAAGCCACTATCTACAAAGAATGCGTCCTGTACATCTGTACCAAAGTCTATTGGTTTTAGTCGTTCGACATATCGCTTCGTGCCGCCATTGATTGTTCGCGCAACAACAACATAGACTTCATCTTCTGTACGTGTTGATGACGGTATAGTTGCCAGACTCTCGACAAACCCATATCCATATGTTGTTCCGCTATCTGTAAATGTGCCGCCCATTTCGTGATCATGCCACGCCACAACCTCTTCCTCACGTCGATAGGTCATACCGACTAGCTTGCCATTCTCCAGTACGCACCACACGATATTGTCTGGTTCTTGCTGTAACGCTATTTCTTTGATCAATCCCTCTGTAATATTTTCAGATAGAATGGTTAGGTCAGGCGCAAAGTAACTGTCTGAACCAAAACTATATACAAGCTCTCTAAGCTTTCTTTTGGCACGTTGCACAAATAGCACAACATTAGCGACCCCTACTGGCTGAATGTTAGCTGATCCATAGCTGGCTTGCCGTAAGATCTGTGTGTTTGTTGGTGAGATAGGTTCATCACTTGATGCCCTTACAACAAATTCACCGCCAGACGTACCAACGAGTAAAGCACGTGATGCCGTCAGATAGCGTATTACATTAACTTGGTTCGACCCAATGGTATAGATTAGAGCTGATGTATCAAGTGTACCCGCGTTGTAATCCTCAAAGTCACCACTTACTGAGAAAAAAATGGTCTGTGGCTGCGTTGCCGTGTTTGCCAAAACAAGCCGTTGCTCAAAGAAAGTAATACAAGCCGGATGTCCTGTCGTATCTGAAAACGCACCCAAAGACCAGTCAGTAGTCGCACCTAAATTACCAGTCATTGTTATGGATTGCCCAGCATTCTCATCAACAAGATCATTACTAGGCGCAAACAATATCGTATCGGATGTTACCTGAACAATAACCAGTCCTGTCTGATTATTGCCACTATTGCTTGCCCCACTGATTGTAACTGTCTGCCCTACCTTAAATCCCTCTAGAACAAAGTTGGCATCACTGTCTGTTATTCTATCGTTGTGTTCTAATCCTGTTGAGCTCGGATCACCTTCATGGAACTTAATAGTCGTTGCTGTATAGGTTGGCATGAGTTCCGTGCGTAAATCTTCATTTTCTTGTACGGCAGCCGTTACTGTTGTGGCATTAGTGAATGCTGTAATTTTAGCAAAGCCATCATAAAATTTTATCAACCGCCCTACATCTGTTGATGCAAAGGTATTAGTTGATGCTGTGACTGTAGCTGATCCTGTCCGGGCACTAGCCGTAAACGTTGTAGCCGTTGTGTTTTGGTCAAGCATTGGGCCACGACGAAAATCAACATCTGCTATGGTCCATGCCGTATGCCCTGTCCTCGATATTTTACGTACTGCATGACTTGGGTGCGATATGTACATTACGTCGGCTGATTGGGTAAACTTCAACTCACTAAGCTGGGCTGACGTGTAGGTTGTTGTAACCTCGACTGCTGAGCCACCGCTAACTATTTGCCCACCGTTTCTATATATACGAAAGTATAGATTACCAAACTCTAGTATATACGCTTGCTCCACATTGAACTCAAAAGGTATAAGCCGTGTAGCATTAGCACTGTTTTTGACCTCAGATATAAATTCACTGCCTGGGCGTCGTGTTGCACCACCATGAGCGTGGATGAGAAAGTTCTGTAGTTTCTTGCATCCGTTTGCGTACTTAGCTATATCGGTCCGACCATCTAAACGGTCTGATAACTGACCCGCAGTAAAATTTGTAAATGCTGGTGACGCCTTGACCATTAAATCCTCGCGTTAATAAACTCATTTGCTTCAAGCGTCATTCTATCCGTCGTTGTAGAATTATTGGCTGTTGCACCTTCTATCGCATCTAAGAACCGTGCTTCGCTTACCATCTTTTCGTATTTCTGTTGCATTGCCTGTCCCAGAGACACAGAGTTGGTCAACGGATACGCAAAGTCTGCGGCAATAGCCATTGATATTGTTTCCATCAAAGCAACGTCATATGTGTTTACATCAAGAACACGCGCAACATAAATAAGATTTATAGTGCTTTCGTCAGTTAGTATCTTACGTCCCTCAACATTATAGACAATGCTGGACGCATCTAAGTTCATAGGTCTTAGACAAAAGGGATCTGTGGGAAGAGTAAATTGATTTGCAAACTCAAAGGTTGGAGCTGTTGCGTCTGGCGTTAGAACTACTCTGGTAAGCAAGCAATTCCAGTTATGAGAACGGAAAACCTTATCGCGTATAAAATCATAACGTTGGTTGCATAATCGTGCCGCTTTACTGTCTTCTGTAAAGGAAGTGATGTTTGACGCACCAATCATATTGAGAGCTGAATTACATAGATCGACTGAAGAGGGCATAACTAATCCTTAGTAAAAAAAGGGGGGATTGCTCCCCCCTCTCTGCTTATACTGTGACGTACAACATTGTCAGTGCAACTGTACCAGTGCCAGCAGCACCGCCCATTGTCACTGTCACTGTCTTGCCATTACCATCGGAATCCACTTCCTCTCCATTGAGAAGAGCAAGAGTATTTGCCACATCAACAATCTGGGCAGATGTAGACGCTGCAGCCGCTTTGTAAGCCGCCGCAGACGCACTAACAGCAGTACCAGCTGCGTTTGTGTGTGCTGCAAATCCAACGGATAAAGTCGTTGATGAACCCATAGCATCGTGTCCAAGACTTCCTTGTAGAATTCTTGCACCGTCCGGCAAGGTAAACATATTGATTACATCGCCAGAAGCTAAAGATGATGCTTCATAGGTAGCCCGCGCAACTCTTACTTCGCCACCAATTTCGTTCGCTTTCACGTGCTCTCTTGGGGTGTTCTGAGTTAGTTGGGTTTCAACGTCTGAGTAAACTGTTGCCATATTTCAATCTCCCTTACGCTGACTCATCACAAGCGATGCTTACTACTTTTTCTTCTTCCATGCGTGTCGCACCAAAGGTTGCACAGTAGTACACTTGTGTTGAGTATGATTTATCGGAACGCTCATCAATTCTAGCCATTACATCTTTACCAACAGCAAGCTTGATACCGTCTTCAGCCCATGCAAAGCACGTTCTGATATTGCCGGATTTGGCTAGTCTGTTTGTTAAGATAAATTTAAAGCCGAGAAAGGAATCCACGAGTCCAGTACTGAGAGCTTTTACGGTATTGAAATCGCTGCTGGTTACTTGTGTTGTATTTAGCAACGCTTCAACTTGGTTTGGCCCAACAGCAATATAACGTGGGATGCTTGGATCAACATCGAGTAAGTCCATAGCTTTCTTTGCTTGCAACAATTTTGCAATAGTCAGATCAGCTGAACCATGCGCGATTGTATTAGCAGAAAGCATTGACGTTGATGTTGCACCAGACTTTCCAGTTTTTGCTGTCCCAGTAGCTGCTTTGATGATTTCGTCATCCATTGCACGACCCATTGCATTTGCCGCAGTCCGTGCATAAACGTTAGTTGGATCAGCCAACATTGCGACTTTATCAGCGTCATCAATGAGGTCAGCCCATTCTATTGTTTCCATCACAACCTGACGTCTGCTATGGGGTGTTTCTACTAAGGGGGTGTCCCCATGTCTGCTAGTCCGTTTTACAGCGGCAACACTAGAAACCTGATCGAAAAACGCCTTCTCGCCTGTTACACTTTCTTCCGAAACTGTACTCCTTAGACGCGAACCGCTTTGCTGTGATAGCATGGTTATATTGTTGCTAAACTGTTGAACGAAAGCTGTAGTTACTTGTGTACTCATAAGTACCTCCGTTTATTTAGTTTAAAATTAAGGGTTTAGTATCGCTACCTAACGTTGTGTTAGACGAAAAAAGTATTGGGTCTGCACCCCTTGGACCATTACTGGCTATCCAAATTTGTTTATTATACCTGTTCTAACCGGGCAGATGCTTGTCGGTTATTCTTCAGGCGTAATAAATTCCTGTAAACGCAAGGCTTCGGCTACTGCCCAATCGTGCTCTGGATCTTTGTTGTTCCAAAATGGGCCACCTTGTCGCTTTATCTCGTTTATCTTTTGCTGGGCAACGGCTGGAGTCATAGCGTTTGTGGTCTTGACGCCCTCCAAACTATCCTCACCAATCTTGCCGCGTATAAAATCACCTACACCCACAAAAGCGCGAACGAACGCTGGATGATCACCAAGCATACGTCCGTCAGATAATTGTAGTTGTGTAAGATCAGACGCTTCAAACTGCGTGATAGCTGCGTTACCAATCTTTACTTTGTCCTCAAAAGCTGCACCGTACTCTCGTTGCAGTGTTTCGATGCCTTCTGTTTTTACTTGCTCTAGTTTGCCTGTATCAACCTGACCCTGTGTTTGGGCGACCTTTTGGTATTCATTAAGCATCGCTTGTGCTTGACTGTTATTCAATCCAGCTTTCAATGATGTCTGTTTAAACCAATTTAAAAGTCCCTCGTCGGCTTGTTGTCCCTCTGGCATAGCAACATCTAATTTATAGCCCTCGACGTCTGGTGGCTTTCCTAGTCGCGTATACACCTCATTCCACTGCTCTTCTGTGGCACTACTGCCAGGTAGAGGTATTTTTTCTGCGCCAATCATTGCTTGTTGATGGGCATGGGATTTTAACAACGAACCTAAGTCCTTGTGGTTATCAAAGACTTTGTTGCCTTTTACTTCTTCTGGGATTGCGCTTTTCCAATCGAAAGTGCTCTCAGACGGAGCTGCCGTTTCCGACTCCGCTACCTGTTGTACTTCTTCATTCATCGCTTACTATGTCCTCTCTCTCTTTGTAATCAGCCAACATATTGTGAATAAACAGCACGACAGAGCGTTGGCCCTCTTTGTATGCTGCTTCGTTGGAGTCTGGAACATATGTCGGTGATTTCATATGAAACCGTAGTTCAAGATCTTCCATAACTACCAGTCCGTCTTTTGTGGCGAAAGCTGTTTTAAACGCTTCCCTAAGTTCCATTATTGACTTCATTTATTTATCGCCGCTACCATTGGAGCTGCATTACCAGCGGCTTGTGCCTGTTCTGCCATTTGCTGTGCTTCCATCATCTGTTGCTGTTGTGCCGCACGTTCTTGGCGTTTGTTTTGTATCTGTTGTTCACTCGATACTGCCGTTGCTGGAATACCTAAGATCTTTATAAGATGCTGAGTAACACCATCAAAATCTATATAATCAAAGACTGTTGGTTCTATTTGGCCTACTGGACCTAGCAACTCAAGCAGTTGTGTCATACTTGTAACGTCTACCTGGCGTTGTGCTTTTGCCAACGGTGATACGTACTCAATATCGAGATCCATATTCCGCATAAACTCTGGCGCAACCGGGAACTTATTAGAACGCGATAGTATGTTATACGTTCGTATTATAAGAGGTTGCAGCATCTCAGCTTGGAGTCTGCCCAATACTGGACCTAACAGACGCATCTTTTCCTCTGTTCTTTGTACCACCTCCGTTGCCGTCATTTGTGGCCCTTGGCTCAAGATTAGCTGGTCAACATAAAAAGCAGAGCGTATAGCCTGTCTTCTTTGGTCTTCCATACTTAGACCAAGAGGATTGTTTGCACCAATATTCAATGGCTCAATACGATCTCTTGTACCTGATCTATAGAAGTTCAAGCCACTTGGCACAGTTTTGATAGGCAGTAAGAACCCATCGTCCGGCACAAGTAACGGCGGATCAACTTGCTTCTGCGCTGCCCTAATTGTTACTTCGCACATCTTGTTCAACATCTTAATATCTGGGAGGGATGTATATGATGGAGAACGCCCATAACCCACTTCGTAGGAGGATTTAAGCCAGCGTGGGCAGCAATATGGTAGCTCGTCAAAGCCACTTTCGGACAGCACAACTTTCTCTTCTGGGTCAAAATAGACGGATGCAAACGCTTTATTCTCACTTGTAGCAAGCGTTGGGTCTAAATCTTCCCTTGGATATACGGCATGAACCAGCTCACGGAGTTCCATTGGGTTCTCCATTATCTGATCTTGTAGCTTTTTACTCAGTCTTTCGAGCCCAAAACGCTTTCGTATAGCACTTCCCGGCATCTTAAACTGACGATATACGGTATCAACACGCCCTTTATCGTTCTCTGTTAGGTAGCATTCCCCTATATGACGTGTAGAAAAGTTAATATCCTTCTCGTCATCGGACTCTATAAACATTACAGCAGTGCCAAATGTAATTAAATCATGGTACAACTCATGCACTTGCTCTTGAAAATTGGAGCGAGAGAACGCTTTATACATAATTTCTTCTACAGATTGCAGCCATTCTCTAGCTGTATCGTCTGAATTTAGCTCATCTTGTCGATATTGTAGTGAAAACCACTGTGAGGACATAGACGTTAGCATACCGTGCAGACTTGCTGATAGCAGTTCTGCGGCATGAATAGCCGTTCCATCAAATATTAAACTTGTACGTTTGTCCCCCGGTGTCCTTTTACGTGTTATATCGGCTTTACGTGGCACTACATAGTCGGCTATCTCTTGCCAGTGCTGTTCCCATGTCGTGCGTTGGCTTTCTAATGAAGACAGCTTATCGGCTAAAACCTCTGCTAGTTCGTCTGCCATCTATCCTCCTAATGTTGTTTTGTTACCGCTACCCATCGATCCTGTTAGTAGTGGTCTGCGTACTGGTGTTGCACCAAGAGCACCCGCTGGCCCTGTTAAAACTGTTCTTGATTTTCCTTTGCCTGTACCAGAGTAGCCACCCTGACTTTGTGATCCTACTGCTGACTTTGGTGTTACCGGCTCTGGCTTTACTGGCTCTACTTTTGGAGCTGGTGGCGGAGCTGGAGGTGGGGCTGGTTGCATTGGTGTCGGTTGCGGTTGTGTTTGTGGTGCGCCTTTACCCATTATATTACCCTTATATCTTCTTTTAATAGTCCATAGACCACAGCATCTTCGTTACCGAAATAGCGTCTTAGTCTACCTTCTTGCTTAAATCCAATACCTGTTATCAGTCTGCGGCTCTGTATATTACTCTCGTTGCACATTGCTGATACACGCTGGACTTCCATAATCTTAAAACAATAGTCGTACATCATGCGTATATACTTTCTCTGAAATATACGCTTGTCCTCGGCTACACAAAACATATGCACGTCGTTTCCTGTGTATTCCGAAAATACAAATGACCCTACAATCGTGCCGTCCTTACGAAACCCATAGGCTTGTGCATCGTCTTCGCCCTGTATCTTATCAAGCCGTAATCGTTCCTTTAGCCACGCAACAAAAGGTTGTGGGTTGTTAGTTACCAGATCCACTTAACAAACCTTTACCCGCTTGTGTTGTTGTGGTTTCCTTACCAAGACCAGTCGGTCCAGTCAGTATTGTCTGCTTTAATCCTACCTTATTTGGATCAGCTAACCTTTTTTGTGTCTGCATCTTCACCGTTTTGTCTGGTCTTACTACCTTGTCCGGCTCGACGGCTGGAGTTGGTGGGGGTGGCGGTACAGGTGGCATTGATGGTGCTTGTTTCATACATACGCTCCAAGTGGATTATAACTGTCTTCGGCCATCGCTTGCGGCGGTTGTGAATAGTCCCTATTCTCTCGGAATCCCACAGCAAGGTATCGATAGGCGTCTGCATAGTGGGACGCCCAAGAGTGGACTGGCGTCGTCCTAAATACCCTATTCTTCTCATTATATGCCCTATGATAGTGGCGTAACGCATCCAGCAGTTGTTTACAGTTCGCACGATCAAACCAGAGCCGTGAGAAAAATAACTTGCCCGCATGAATACCGTCTTCCAATGGCAGCTTTGGCACTACACGAAAATTCAAACCAAGGTCATACGCTATCTCGCGTCGTGATTTTCCTGTGCCGAGTTCTCTTACTTCTATATCATGGGGTGCGTTATGTGTGCCGTATAGGTAGCCTTTTTGATCCAAGACCCTACAATAGTGCGGCAACCCCTCACCCCTGTTTTCATAACAATCAATAATATGAACTGCACGGCCAATAGTTTGGGTAAAAATTATACACGTACTATCGTTGATACCTAAGTCCCACCATGTATCGACCCTTGTAGTCTCGTCATAAGGCACATCCGATATCTGGCCCTTACCCATAATTCCTTCTATCTCTTTTCCATAGATTGCTCCGGCTACGTTTGCCGTCCATGAGCATTCGAATTCCTGATTATACTGATCATCGGACATAGCAGCCTTTGCCGACTCAAGCTCCTCTTCATCGAGCAACCCTGTTTCGGATGCCTTGTATATAGCCGTTATCCAATGCTTATCGGCTTGTGCCGCTTCATACATATCATAAAAGGCATTCATCCCCCTTGGAGTGCCCACTATCATTGCCCAGCCCTTACGATCCGATAAAGCTGGCCTTAATACTTCTGGAAACAAACTCTCCGGCATATCACTAAACTCGTCGGCACAGACTCCATCAAGGTAAATTCCACGAATAGCATGGACGTTTTCTGCTCCAAGCAATTGTATCCGTGCACCATTGGGTAAATCACAGCGCAGTTCCGTTTCGTGAAACCTAACTTTAGGAATCCCGCCCGCGAATGTTTTTAAATAATCCCAGGTTATCATCTTTGCCTGTCGATAGGTGGGCGCAATGTAGGCATACCGGGGGTTCTCTTTTGTGTTGAGAACAGCATCCCTTAACAAGTGATTAATCGCCATGACTGTCTTGCCAAAGCGTCTATGACATACAACGACAGCCCATCTCTTCGTCTTTAACCTGGCGTGAAGCTCCTTCTGTAGGGGTCTAGGCGAGTATGGTATTGTTATTTCCATGATTGACTTAGTGAGTGTTAGACACTCTGTTCCTTGGTTATTACGCTATAGCAGAGGGCGACCAGTTTTGGGGGTATAAGGGGGGTCTATAAACCCCACAGAATAGTAAAAGTAGGTACATTACCTACAACCTACGCTAATAAAAACAATGACTTACGTTGTATTCTTACAAGTTTTCTTACAAACCATGCAATAAGTTCAAGAAAAGGACTGATGGTGCTTCGCGTGTGAGCAGTGACAAGATACATCGAAAGCACCTACTCATTCCAACTTAACTTGATCGTCCCACTAACATGAGGTGCTAGATCTTCAGGCTTATTACGAATACCTCCAAGTGGTTGCAACTGTCTCTTCCTCTTGTCCAATGCATCTACCTTAAGTCTCTTGTACTGTACTGTTGCCATTGCAATCTTAGGATCACTTGGTAATGGTTCGTTGATAATGTCCATTATACGGTCTTCTAAGTCCTCTCCTTGGATGGCTCTTGCTTTTGAGTACATTTCCCATGCTTTCTCGTCAGACTGCACATGACGGTAAATTGTACGCTTAGACGGCAAATTATCCGTGTTGTCGCAAATCTGCGTCAAAGACTCTCCATCCATCAATCTGTTGCAAATCTGCTCCATTTGCTCAACAGTGACCTTACTCATGCTATTTCTTCTTTTTCGGCTTGAAACCGCCCTTTTTAGCCTTCATCTTGGAATAAGTCTTCGGATCGACGGTTGAGTTCTTTTTTGACCTCGATGTACCCGCTTTCTTCCTGGCGTTCATATTTCTGTATAAACTCATAATTTACCTCTTTTTCGCTGGTTTCTTGCCTGATTTCTTCTTAGCCGCAGCTATGATATCACCGCGTGTTATTTTGTTCTTATTGCCGTACATTGCAGCTAATTTCTTTTGTTTTGGCGTCTTTGGCATCCTATTTCCTTTTTTTATTACGATTAGCAAAATTACGTGCAGCATCAACACTGCCAAACCCCCAGGCTTTGAGAGCCAGTGCTTTACGTGTTGGTTCTCCGTTTGGCTTCTTCATTGGCCCTTTCATTCCAGCAAATCGTGCAGCGAAAGATACCCGGCGAGGATTAGTACCAGATTTAACAGGTGCTTTGAGGTTAGAGCCCTCAGTACGTTTAAAATGGGCTCGACCAGCCTTGTTTAGACCACCCTTGGGATTTTGATGTTTCTTTTTAACCATGATTGTAAAATGGTGGCCCTCTCGTCTAACTTTGCGAGTAAAAAAAGAGGACCATAGTTTGAAGGAAGTGTAATGAAAAATATCCGACGTACTTGTCGTCGAATTATACAAATATTACGGACAATTTCGGTACATTCAAAACATTATATCGCAATATAACGTAATTATCCTATCGAATAACGTCATAGCTTGTAGTAAAGACGCAGTAAAGCATCGACATAACGCTTTTTTACAGTACGTGCATCGAGACGCATTTTACGTCCAATCTTTGCCCAAGATGGTCCTCGATCACGAAATGCAGCACTGTGAGCCGTTGCCCATATCAGTTGTTTGTCTTCTTTTGGCATACCTGTGTCGTTGAGAAGATCTATTGCCTGTTCAAAGCGTGTTATTTGTTGTGGAGTTGCTTTAGGTAATGAAGGTGCAAACTCTGTCCAGCCATAGCTTTGCCATGACTTTACATACTCTGGCCATGATGCCATCTTTTGCTTTTTGATTGCCGGGGGTAATTTGCGTTCGGTTTCGGCAGCTTCCATGAACAAGTCATCAAGAAACACCATACTCTTATATCGTGTATCCCTTTTCATAGTACTACGTAGTACCTATGTACTAGTAAGTACAACAGTCTAAGTTTTATATACAGAGTTGTTTGGTATAAGCTAGTACAGTACAACGTTGTACTGCGTCTTCGACGATTGTAACGATGTATAAAAAATGCTGTCAACACCTAATATTGCTCCGTGTCTCTGTAGGGCATCCCATGTCTTTATGTTGCTTAACTTTCTTCATCGTCAATCATAATTCGCATTATTACCTCTGGTATATCCGGCACAATCGCATTGCCTATTGCTTTCAATTTCTTGGCTCTGTCTGGTATGTCTGCTCCAACTCTGTCAATTCCAAGATCGAGCTCAGCCAGTGGCGTGGATAACCCATCAGATAAGTGGCTACCCATTCTGGATTCAACTGGACTTTTGGATTCTTCTGCCGTCCACCGTCTTCGTTGATCACTTTCGTTGTCAAGCTTTCCTGTGATCCTTTCTTCCCCCTTGTCCTGTCTTGATACCCTAGTCGTGCTTCGTGGCTCACTGGTGTTGGCCATAACTTTTCTCCTCTTTCTCTCAATCCGGCTGCAATCATCACTTCTTCTTCTAGCACTTTGCCACCCTTGCCATTTGGTCTGCTTCCTCCACCAGTTCTAGGTGTTGGCCATAACTGCTCCTCTTTGTGTGCTTCTCTTACTGCTCCACCTAATGTTGTTCCCCTCTTCGTTCCTATTGTCTTACCCTTACCTCTTACTTGAGGATTGTCTTGTGTGGTTGGTGTAGGCCAAAACTTAACCTTATCTGCTAAATTTAAACTGTGATCGTTCTTGCCGTCTTTCGATATACGTCTGCCTTTTTCATTCAAAACAATGTTTTCATGCTCTACGTCTTGTGTTGTAGGTGTGGGCCACATCCATTCTTTCATACGTGGTGGACGTAGTGTCGTGCCGTTCATCATCTGTTGTGCTTCTTCTTCGGTCATCTTGCCCTCTTCGACAAGACGCCTAAAGATCAATGTCTGACCCTCACTAGCATGGCCAAACCCCTTAGTCGTTGGCGTGGGGTACACGTTTTCGCTTGGCAATGATCCAGACTCGTTTTCTTTCGTGGGCAAGCGTGACGGCACAAGCTGGAATATTAAATGTTGCGACTTCGTATTCCTTTTCCAAGTCAGAGCTCGTACGTTCGATTCCCATGGGAAGGTTAATAAATCCCGGCACATTCTCTCCAAGGACGAATTTTGGCTGGAGATCTGATATGACTCTAAACATTTCTGGCCAGAGATCACGGTTTTTTGAATCCTTATGTCCTTCTCGCTTTCCGGCAACGGACCAAGGTTGACAAGGAAATCCTCCTGTAATGATCCACGGTCTTCCGTGTTCTCGAATAAATCGAGTTGTGTCCAGTTGTCGTATGTCATGGATAATCGGTACTTCCGGCCAGTGTTTGTTGAGAATAGTGTGGCAGTACGGATCGAACTCGCAAAAAGCTACTGTCTTGATCTTGCCAGTACGTCTTGCAGCCAACGCAAAGCCACCAATACCTGAGAATAGATCTAAATGTGTGTATATCTTATACTCCGAATAGCTTTCTTAATAACCTCTTCCACCAAGACAATGCCAGTTCCTCATGCCAAAATGACTGCTTGAACAGTTCATCGTTTTGTTTTTGCTCAACTGACGGCTCTTGCTTTGGCTCTTTTCTTTCTGTCTTTTGCGTCATCTATTTCCTTTTGTATTTGATTCTCAACTTGTAGAATGGTGTGTGCTTGTCCTTTGATAGTAAGTTTTAGATTAGGTATAGCTTGCAAAAATGCACTAACTTCATTGACAGACCTACATACGGCATACTCGCAACCTAACTCAAGAAGCAGTGTGCCCACGTTACGTTGTTGCTCTGTAGGATAATTACCTGGTTGTTTGAGCTCAATAAACAATGGCGTAACACCCTTTATCAATATCATTAAGTCAGGAAACCCAGCCATCATACCCAAAAGCTTTTGTTTGTGGAAATATTGGACTTTGTGGTTGCCCTCGTTTGGACTGTGATGCAGTATCTTACGATCAGGTAAAACAAGATCTAAGTACCTTACAACGCTTTTCTGTAGATCTGTCTCACTACTGTATACACGTATCACTGATTATCTCTTTGGATGTAGAAGTCATTTGGTTGTACTTCGCCACGGGTGAGCTCCAAGATACGGCTCATGTATTTTGTTTCACCACGGTTACTAGGTATTAAGTAATTTTTATGATTTTGTGGCAAACACCACCGTCGAGCCATCTGTGCGTGTTTCGTTCCCAAGCGTTGTGCCAGTTGTCCGTAAGACCAACCTTTATTCAATCTATAGGCGTTTAACGTCAACTTTTATCTCCAATCATTACTTTTTTTGTCATGTTAATAAATTATATCTTGACGTTAGATGACAAGTCAATCTAGTGTTAGTAAAAAAGCCTATCGGAAAGTGACAAATGAATAGTATAATGCAGACAAATCTACCGTTGTTATTGAAAGACGATCATATGTCTGGTCATTTGTTAAAAAAGGCTATTGAGCGCAGAGGTGTTAAAAAGAAGCACATTGCAATCAAAAAAGGAATTACACCGTCAACATTAGCACGGCAGTTGAGTGGTAAGCATAGCTTGTCACTAAGAGATATACGCGAATATTCTGAAATATTAGATTGTCCTTATGAAGAACTACTGCTTGATATAGCACCAGTTCGAATTTTGGGACACGTTAGCGAGATTTCGCGTGTTAATTTAGACGATGCTTCTAGTAAACCAAGGCATATAATGCCACCTTACTCTATTCCCAATAATTATGTTGGGTTGGAATCGTATAGCCAGAATCAAACTAATCTGTATCTATTTGATCAACGGCATATGCATATGCAGACCATTGATCCTAGTTGCTACAAATCTATGTGCGTGATGAAGGTCACACAAAAGGGGTATGAAACTGGTCAAGCACAATTAACCAACGTGTCTTGGACACATCATGTTTTTCTTGGTTATGTCTATCCTGAACCCAATAATCTATACACAATGTCCAGTATAGCTTATCCAGGTTCACAATATATAAACTTGGAGCTTGCATGGGCAGCACCAATACTTGCTTATCATTACAACCCTGCAACGCTAGGGTGGCAGTATGTTAAGTGATATTGAACATCGAATAGCGACTCTCGCCGCCAAAATACAATTCTCTGCAAACAAGCCAAATAGAGTGCCAGAAACGAATAAGCATCACCATATACATAATTGGCATTGTGAAACGATAAACCGTACACGCTTTGCACGATTAATAATTACGTATAGTTACGAGAAACCTAATGGCTTTACGGTCAAGGATTTGGTGCATGACTTACGCATAAGCGATGTAGCCGTGCGTGAGATGATTAACTATAGTATTACCCAAGATTGGCTGGCGAAAAACGATGCCACCAATACATATAAGGTAACAGAATACTCTCTTGAACATAATTTCAATTATGTAAGATCGCATATGGCGCACTCCCAAAAGTGGATTGCCGAACTAAATGCATTATTGACTGTCTACAATCACTCCGATAACGGTGAAACTTCATACTTCAGTCCAACAAAATTTACAGAAAAAAAATAAGTTACCCTATTTAATTTTAAAGTGACTTAGTTCAATTTTGATACTTCACTAATAATTTGCGCTATATATTGATGTTTTGCATCAATACTATTTAAGTGACTTATGTGATCACTTTTTATGACTTGTTTTTACGCGTGTATTTTTATTGACGTAATACGCCTAGTATTTATCCTTGTTGAATAATAAAGATAAAGGAAGATACGTATGGAAGAGACAAGTCCAGAATGGGCAACAAGACACCATTATTACCACCACAGTAACTACAAAGGTAAATCGAAATCTAAGATATTTTTTGATAAATGCCATGTAAGACCAGCCATAAAACTAGCCGAGAGCATTGTTGATAATCCAGACGCTACGGACGGACAGAAACAAGATGCTTGGGATATCATTAGACGATTAGATCAAAAGTATAACGGAAGCGATAATGCAGCAATGCTCATGGGACGGCTCACACAAATGGCGTGTGATGCTATTCTTATAGAGCATGAGGACGTCAATAAAGCTATAGATGACGTATTATTTATGGCGCACAACTACGAACCTCGAACATGGGACAACGGTAAAGATGCAGCAAAACGTGATTATCTGCTTACAGAACTGCCGTTTGTTATAAAAAATGCCGTTGTTGGGTTGCAAGAAGCTATGGCATTGGACAACAAGATATTAGGTGAAATAACTTTATACAATAAGTTACCTGGCAATCGCCTACCCTACATGACTAAGCCGGACTATGGACGTAGAGGAGATCTAAAGACCAAATGGTCCAAGGCAAATAATAAAACCAAGTCAGGTTTTGCGACGCACTCACTACCTACAAATCTAGGTAAAAGTATATGGGATATGCGAAACGTAAGCCAAGTGGCTGGTTTCTACGCCCTCAACAGTCAACTGCCGCCGTTCCTTTTATACGCAAACAAGACCGATTATAGGCTATTCAATGAAGATAATTGCTATGAGTTGGAACAGGATCATCTGAATTATATGGTGTCGCAGAGTGTTGATATGAATAAAGCAATAGAGCTCAAGCTACAGAAATCAGAAAACAAAAGGCAACTGTTGGAAGACGAGTTTCCAGATACATCCGATTGGCTAGAGCCACCAACAATAATAGAAGAAGCGACACAACTATGGAGTCTGTATTATGCAAGCAAATAAAGAAATTTTTCAGGCAATAGAGAAAGCCAGGGCAAACGGATTTCAACAAATCAAAAAGTCTGGCAGTAATCCTATGTTTAAAAGCAAGTATTCTACACTGCTTGATGTATTTGAAGCGTGTAAAGTTCCATTGGAAAAAGAGGGCGTACACATAGCGTTTCACACGGAGCTGCATACTATAGAGGGTAAGCTTGAAAATGTACTTGTGTGCCGACTTATACATCTTGAGTCTGGTCAAATACTTGAGAGCAAAGTTACGTGCTTTGATGATACTAAAAAGGGAAGTCAAGCCATAGGCTCTGGAGTGACCTATATGCGTAGGTATCTTTTACAAGCCATGCTTAATCTTGAGTGTGATCCAGAAACAGACGATGACGGCAACGCTACTGCTATAGAAAAGAAAGACCCACCAAAAGAAAGTAAGCCACCAGACAAAGATACTGTCGCGGCATTGGAAGAGATGGCCGATAAGATCAACGGCAAAGTGGAAGAAGAAGCGAAAGATGGAAAGTATAGCACGGATCAGTTATTTGCAGAGCATGAAGCACGAATAATTGGTGAGCTCGATCTTTGCAAAGAGGTAGCACACTTGGGACGTTGGCGAGAAAATAACAAAGTATGGTTGGACAAGTTCCAAGCAACACGCGAGAAGCAGCATAAAAATATTCTTGCGTATTTCAATATCAAAAAAACACAACTGCAACCAAAGGAGAAAGACGATGGGTAGACCACACGTAGGGCAATCAAATGCAAAGATAAAGAAAAACATACAGGCAAGTGACCAAACAACCTATCGTGTTGCTGGGTGGCTATCGGCAGACGTATGGGACGATAGTATGAGTGCATACATGAGCGCACCACCACAAGCTCTGGAAGCAATTGATAAGGTAGCACAACTCATGCACAAGCATCAGATAAAGATCACAGTATCTGTCGATCAACGTGCTGGCGAAGAGCCCAAAGAGTGGCCGACCGTCATGCGCTTTACACTTAATCCTAATGAGCCGGAGGTAAAAGAAGATGATCCCTTTGCCATCTAATCAACATCTATTTACGATTAAAGAAGCATCAGAGATCTTGTTTGGATCGCCAGAAGATAAGTTCTCACAAGGCAACTATAAGCGTACTCGACGGCTAGTACAGAAAGGTTTGATAGAAGCAATAAAGGACGGTAACAAGTCCTACATCAAGCGTAAGACTCTGTTGCAATTCCTTGGCTATGACGAGTGACGTAGTAAACAAACCCAAGCACTACACACAGGGCGACGTAGAGTGTATAGATGCCATACGATCAATGTGTGGCAGTGGGTTCAAGGATTATTGTAGGGGTTCTGTGGTCAAATATCTGTGGCGATACGACAAAAAAAATGGCATTGAGGACTTACTGAAAGCTCAGTGGTTTCTCAATGCCTTGATAGATTACGAGCAATTAACTAAGTAGGGTTTATATCTGCTTGTATATCTTCTACAACCCTACGTGCTAATTCTTCTTCTGTGACCTCACTCCAAATAAAACGTGAACCAAAGTAATACAGATTTGTTTTGCTATCTATTTCTTGATCCCAATAGTCTAGCCACGGATTTTCTTCGTCAAAATCCTCAAGATCAAATGCTTCTTGTCTTTTCACTTGTAGTTCATCACGTAACTCTGGTGGGATGTAGTACTCTAAGATTTGCTTTCTTACTTCCTCTGTGACATATGGATTGAGCCACCCATTCCAATACTTATCACTCTTGTCATAAAAGCCTTGGAAAACTTTGTCATCCTCTATGGCAAACCAACATGGCACTAGAAATTTGTTTATATTATTTTCCATGATGTACCCTCCTCTTCGTCTGAGCGAACCATGTAGTCGAACAGTTCTTCTAGTTTCTTTTTACCATTAACTTGACCCATCATCTTGTCATTTCGGTAGATCATATATAATGACCCACCTTCGATGACATGAGCAGAATAGGTATGACCATTCTTAGCTTTGTATTCTTTTTCTTTGACAATCATACCATGCTCCCAAACTTGCCAAGGCTTTGATTGAGCTTGTCCTTGGCTTCTTGTTTCTCTTCGTCATTCTCAATCCAATGGCTATATATATCAATCGTGGTCTTGATAGAAGCATGACCCATATAAGTCTTGATCCTATTGAAGTCACCACCATATACCTTGAGCAAGACAGACGCATAGTAATGTCTAAGGTCATGCCATCGTATACGCTCCACATCTGCCCTCTCACAAGCTTCTTGCAGATATTCCCTTAGTCTAGTGCCTGACAAGATGCCACCAGTAGAGGACGGAAATACACGCACAGACGATGTGCCTTGTTGCAACTTGTATTCCTTGAGCATACTTGCAAGCCATTTTACTATCGGTACATTTCGCATACCCTTCTCTGTTTTAGTAGAGTGACGTATCTCAAACTTGCCTTTCTCAGTTCTCTTGCCTTGACTATCAACAGAGTAATTTCTTTTGTAATGGACAACTTTATTGACATTGATTTCTTCGTTGTCGAAATCTACGTCAGACCATTCCAATGCTCTCAGTTCGCCTGATCGTAATCCTGAGTATGCAGAAAATAGATACATAAGCTTTCGTTGGCAGATAGCATTAGAACCAAGAGGTTGTATATTCTTGGCAATCTTATGTATTACGTCCTCAGATATTTGCGTTAGCTTTTTCTTGTCACGATCTCCATAGTCCAAGCCACTTGCCAACTGTTTGAATACGTTCATGCTTACACAACCCTTAAGAACGGCAAAGTCCAACAACTGTCTGAAGTGTGCCATGACCTCTCTCTGTGTCTTTGGTGATCTGTTACCTTTGATGGTCAAAAGTAATTCATCAAGATCACCGACAACAAACTCACGAACTTTCATGTCGGCAAGCATGAGCCCATCTATGTCAACTTGTTCGAACTCAAACATAGACCTCTCTTTGTTATGAGAATTCTTACGTGACTTCAATCGCTCTCTGTACTGATCAATGAGATATTCAAATGTCCATTCAGTTTTGTTTTCTCTTGAAACACGAACACCCTCAATCTGTTTCATTTGGGTTTTCATATAGTTTGACGCTTCGTCTTTGGTTGCAAACATTTCGATTGATCCACCGAACTTTCTTAGATCAACACCCCAAGGTTTCTTGCCGTGACTTTTCCAATATTTAACTTTCATACCTACCCCCTACGCGTCGTTGTAGAAATGCAAAGCTTCGCCCAACGTTGGTGCAAGCTTCTTCATTTGAGTTTGTATTCTGTCGTAAGTTTCTTGACCACTACTAGACATTCTGTCGTAATCAAAACCAAGATCATTCAAGTCTTCCATAATCTTTTTTAATGCTTGTATATCTTTATCTTCCATTAGCATTTTTTTCTTATATTCAAGAGCTCTTTTTTTTACTTTTTCTAATTCTTTTTTTTCCATTAGACTATCTCCTCACCATTATCATTTACAATTCTGAACTCTGACTTGTTCAACCCAACAACTTCTTCTTTGATATATTTTAGAAGACCCCAAACAACTTGGTCATAGGGTAACTGTTGTGTCTTACAAAAGTTGAATTCATCCGTTGGAAATTGACGTAATTTGAATGTTTCACAATTAGGACTTCCATCAATGACAAGCAAAGGATATTCGTCACCATTTGCATCGAAGTCTGTGATAGGACATCCATATGCTTTGTCATCATTATTCTTTAGAAGAGTTTCGCAGTAGACACATATTTTGTTCCACTCTTCGTTGGTGAAAGATCTGGTCTGATACCAATAGTTTGTATATCCCATGACTACACCATCACCCTAAATGACTCTTCATTTATATCGATCACCATTGAATACTTTTCTTTTGAAATTCTATTTAGCATCTTGGTGTTCACAGGAATCCATTCTGCGAAATCATCTCCACCCACGGCATCCCTACAATCTTCCCACCAATTATCGTTTGTCTCTGGTCTGTAACCATGAGCATAGATAACAAAGTTCTTTTGATTGGCTCGTCTTTTGTGAGCATTCATAAGATAGATACCTTGGTCTTTAACTAACCAGAAACCTTTCTCCGTGGTCATGCCTTTTGTGTAAGGCTTTCGGAACTCTTTCTTCTCTAATACTTCTGCTGCTAATTTTTGAAAGTCTTTATTAAGACCTATAAATTTAAGTTTTGTCATTTTATCCTCGCAAAGTTATTGACGTTTAACGACAAGCATATACCGCAAGACGGCAATGTCAATACCTACAACCAGATTTTGTAAGAGCTCAAAACAATTTTGTAAGAACGCAATCGGTTGTAGGTTTTTGCATATAGGAAAAAATTTTTGTAAGAATATCTGTAAGAAACCCAGCTAAAATATAGCTAAGTCATTGTATTTATTGAGGAAGTTTTGGTGCGGGTGATAGGACTTGAACCTACAACCAGACGGATATACGTGGAAACGTATTGCATCATAGTGCATAAAATAAGGGGTATGGGGGATATAGGTGGAAACTGGTTTCTTACAGTTTCTCTATGTTTCTCACAATTTTTGTAAGAAAAACTGTTTTGTAAGAGTTCAAACGGTTGTAGGTTTTTTACGAACGGTTGTAGGTTTTTACGTGTCTTACAAAAAAACTAGGGTGTTATCCGGGGAAACCATGTATCACAGTAGATCTACAATTCATCTTGTTGACGATTGGATCACGCTGTTGTTTTAGAACTTTGTCACGCCAGTAATAGCAGACTTCTTTGTTCACAAAGGCCAAGCGTCTGACCGCGTATTCTTCTTTCATTACGTCTGTAATTAACAGTACGTAAATAACATAAACAGTTGTCACGAGAGCTGCATGACCTCTAGGTGAGGTCCATCGAGGAAATAAGAACGCCCTTGTGACTTACGTAGGTCAATGTACTCATTACGTAACTGCTCTGCATTCTTTTGTTGTCCTGTTAAGTGACAATGCCAGGCACAACCCCAACGCAACGTCAGACCTTTTTCTTCGCTTGCCTGTTTAAATGCGTCGGCTATGTCATCGTATATGGGTAGCTCCCAACATACCTCTGGCCCATCGCCTGTATCGACGTAGGCAACAACATCGACGGCATGGCCGTAACCGTCATCTTGTATAAGATGTTTAGATTTTAGAGTCGTGGATCTTTTCGCTGCAACTAACTTCTTCTGCGTTTCTAAATCTCTGACCCCATACGTCACACCGAAATCAACAGGTGTAATTTGAATCGCCCGGTGGACAACCTCGACAAGCTTGGGATGTACCCCTACTAATCGTGACTTACTTCTTTGTGATAAAACAAATGCCATTAGTTTCTCCTAAGTTTGTTAAATGATCTGAGCCCAAATGATGCAGCTATCGACGCATACATTCCGTACTGCACCCAATCTGGACACTGTTCTAGATTTTGAAAACCACGTTGCATAATGTCTTGCATTCCCCAAAACGGAATGAAGTTGGCACAAAGAATCAAAACAAAAACCACAGTCCACAGCTCGTCTTTAAAACTTCCCTTGGAAGCATCCATCGCCATGACTTCCCAGTTCGCTGTCCCCTCTGCTATCTTCTGTTCTTTTGTTGCCTTTGCTTTCTGTATCTGTGATTTGCTGTCGAGGTATGACGTACCAAGACCCACTACACTACTAAGGATCTGACCGATCATTGCTAACTCCTTTGGATTCTTTGTTGATGAACACGGCAAAAGATCCTGTCATTGCTCCTGTCACAACGGATATAAGTGAAGCCATTTGAGTGCTTAACTCCGGCTGGCTCAAGGCATATTCAATGCAACGAATATACACACCAGTCATAACCAACATCATTATCCTGGGAACTATCTGCCATTTGTTAAGTGTATCTGGTGTCATTTAGATTTCTTCTTCGCATTCTTTTTCTGTGACTCTGATAGCTTTGGTCTTCCCCTCTTGCGAGATGTAGACACAGTAGTATTCGTTAAGACTTCTTCCGGCGGCTTTCTTCCGAACTCGTTTAACCAACTCATAATCCAAGCGATCATGGCGTACCTCCGATTTAGTTTTTGATGGTGATATAGACAACGATAGCCACAACAACGACAGCACACCCGCCAAAAATGTAGCCAAATATTTTAAGATCATTTATCATTTCTTTGCGACGCTTTGCTTTTGCTGCTGCACGTTTGCGTTCTGCTTCGTTGAATTCTTTGATACGTTTCTTACGCTCTGCTTCTATGCCAGAAAACGTGCCAAACCCGAAACGATTATCGATAAGTATTTTTATAGAATATAGCTCTTCCTCTGCAAGCTTTGCATCTATGGTTTCCGACGCTATTGAACTGATAGAGAACTGACCGGGTGCAGCCTTTTTGTTTTTGGCACGATCAATCTTAGATTTACTATCGAGCAACACATCAATTTGTGACGCAATATCACGAACATCTTTTGCAGTACTTATAGCCTTTTTGATGCCGTCAACTGCCGCCTTGAAAGCCGTAGCCGCAGCGATGGCTTCACCAACCCCAAACCCTAACATACGTCCCCCAGGTTAATTTAATGTATTTGAAATAAAACTGTTACGAGCAGCATAAGCACAGAACCCATCCCAATATAGAGTATGCCCTCCAATCTCTTTAAGCGAAAGAAGAGTTCCTTAAACTGGATATGCGTTGTCGTTTCTATTTTCGTTATGCGTTCTGAAAGCTTAGTCATTAGCTGTTCGCAATATAATTAACTGTTACTGTGTAATACCCAGTAGAATTGAACTCGCTACCACTAAACATATGGTCAGCACCACGAGAAGAGTAGTTATCACCACTTTCATCATTTCTAAAATAAATACTACTTGAATTATAAAAAACAATGGCAATCATTCCATAATGAGCGCCATAAGGATGATGACCAGAACAAACACCCCCACCTACAATATACCCAGAGTTATATGACGTAAAAGGGAGACCACTTATATAAGCAAGATTATCTGTAGAAGTATTGCCTGTTCTTCTAAAATCAACTGATGCCTGAACAGACCTACCAACTTTAACATATCGTGCATTAACACTATCTGCGCTAAAATTATTAAAGCCAGGCGACCAACTGCCAACTGCATTTGTAACTGCACTAACGTGCTGTGTTACTGCACCACTTGGCACTCTTGCGTTGGGTATAGAGCCAGAGGTTAAGTTGGACGCATTTAGATTTGACAAGTCAACGTGCTGAGTAATATTACTTGCAGCAAATAGTGCATCGGCAAAAGTTCCAGATGTAATCTTTGACGTTGCTAAAGCTGGAATGTCACTTGCTCCTAATGATAATCGAGCAGAAGGTACAGTACCAGAAGTTAAGTTACTTGCTGACAATGCAGTCAAGTCAACGTGTTGTGTCACAGAGCTAGAAGAAAGTCTTGCATCGGCAAACGTACCAGAAGTTATTTTAGATGTTGCTAAGTCAGGCACTCTATCTGCACCTAAAGTTCCACTTGTTATCTTAGATGCTGGCAATGCTGGAATAACATCCGCATTCAGCGTACCAGACCCACTAATTACATTTGCTAAATCTCTTGCCTTAGTCATCTACTCACCTTTTTCATTTGCTAGATACTTTGCTTTTAAGTCTGTAGTAAAATAATCAGTTAGTTCTTTCTTAAGGTCTGCATCAACCTCGCCAAAAGTAGCTTGTAATTCTGTGTCCCAGTTCCAATCTTCTTGCACCCAACCACGACCAACAGACTTTACGTCACCAAACTTTTTTCCATCTGGTAAAGTATCGGCTGGCGTTATAGTCTTACCATCAACAATTACTGCGTCCATGTATAATTCATCGGCTTCATGAAAAACGTTTGAACACATAAAACCACGCGCATGATTGTCAGATACACGCATTACATCTATTGAATATTCATTTTTTGTTGTTGTATATTTACTCATTTTTTTCTCCTATTAACTTGCCGATACATAACTAAAAGACCAATAATTCCAACCACTATAAGCTGCCAAATCCGCAGCTTTATTATTGGGCAATGCTGGACTACTTGTGGTATTGTAATTTGCTGTACGTTGAGCTGTATACCCAGCCCTCATAATACGAATTGTTGTACTATTATCTCTCATAAATATATAACCCTGATGGACTGTTCCTCCATCTACTCCTGAGTGATTACCAAGACCAACTAACCAGTTTCCGCCAGAACCAGCATTGATAGAAATAGATGTAAATGGAGCACCAGTTATATACCAAACATCTGAACCTGATGGCGCACTGTCCCATTTCCACTCCCATTGCAAGTGAACTAATTGACCTATTTTTTGATACTGTCCAGATATGCTAGAAATACTACCAGCACTTATACCTGGTGTCCAAGAACCAGTTGAGACAGCAGACGCTGGAACACTGGTTAGATTAGCAGCGGAAAATGTAGGTGTGCCGTATCGAGCATTAGGTATAGTTCCAGACGTTAAGTTAGATGCACTAAGAGCAGTTAAGTCAACGTGTTGCGTAACTGACCCACTCGATAGCCTAGCATTATCAAATGTTCCAGCCGTAATAGCTGTAGCTGGAAACGCATATCTATTAGCTTCGTATGTACTCATTTATTTCTCCATCAATAGCCAACCCTGAGTATCCCCAGAGAATACCAGAGCAAATCCAGCTCGTTCGGTAGCGACAGTCATATCCGACGCATCGCCTTGTATCTTCTTTCCGTTACGAGCCACAGTTAAATTGTTTGTATCAAATGTTGCACTCAAGTCTATAAATCGCACAGTATCACCAGCAGTAGGGCTGGCTGGTAATGTCGCTGTAACCGCACCGCCTGACGTATCTACAAAATATCCTCGACTTGATGCCACATTAAATGCTGATGTCTTTGTTTCCCAAGTGAGAGAAACAGTTACAGAGCTTCCCAAAGCAACAGCAGAACCATTAATTGTAATAGAGGAATTAGCCAGAGCAGAGTTTGGAACAGATGATAGTCTTGCGTTTGGAAGTGTGCCAGTAGAGAGATTAGAAGCATTGGTTGTATCGACAACAGCAAAAGTATTATCCCCTCGTAAGAATGTGGTGTTATCTCTTGTGCCAGAAGAACCAAGCCTTGCTACTGGTACTGTGCCAGAGTTAATGTTTGATGCACTTATAGCCGCCACATTAAATGTACCGAAACCAACAATGTCTACCACATCACCATTTGCAAGAGCAGAAGCAAAAGTAACTGTATCTCCACTAGTTACTGTAACGTCTGTACCATTAACTTGTTTCACACCATTAAGATATATATCAACAAAACCAGCGTCATAAGCAAGAGTATTACCATTAGCGTCACTCCCAGTAACAGCAGTTGGCGTACCAGATATATTATAAGTAAATCGAGCAGACGTTCCGTTCACTGTAGAACCAGCCGCCGCCCAGCCAGATGACTTATAAACTTTTAGCTCATTAGCCGTCGTATCAAAATACAAATCCCCAACATCTAATGATGCTGTCGGTGCAGAAGATGCAATCCTATATCGTTCACCAAAACTATTTACACCAGATAGATTTGACGCAACAGTGTTTACGTTAGAAATATCAGTACCAACAGAATTTATGTTTGATATAACACCTGACGCATTGAGTGCTGCCATGTGGCCTACGACAGTAGATGTTCCCAAGTTAGCCATTGCTGTGACATTTGCTGACGTTCCGAGAAATCCCATATCCTCAATGACTGCGGCTGTACCAAGTAATCCCATATCAGTAATGACAGCACTTGTTCCCAACAATGCCATAGCAGATATATTGCTCGATGTAGCCAACAATCCCATGTCCGTAATGACTGCGCTTGCAGCTAGTGCATTGATATTTGTTAAGGCAGCAGCCGTTGAATTGACGTTTGCTATAGATCCAGCAACGAGCGACACGTTACTATCTTTAACAGTAATTGTGTTACCCATAGCATTTCCGTGAACGTAGCAGTAATATCGCAACCCGGTGCTAGGCGCAGTTGATGCCACCTCAA